GGTTCAAACCTGACTACGATAGAACATTTTTAGATAGATTGGCAGGGGCTGTTGTGGGAGGATTGGCAAACAATAGTGAGTTTTATTTAGGTTCATCGAACTCGGAACCATCAAGGGTGTTATCACCAAGTGGTTCTTTACCTGTTGATGAGTTTGGAAGAGAGGTACAGGCACCCGTACTTGGCCCAAATGAAATTGCACAATTATACGAAGGACCTACAAGTAAAGATATTAAATTAGGTGCTAACGGACCAATATATAGTAATGGTGGAGGAATAGAGGGAGGTTTCACATGGACTTCACCAAAATACAAAGATAATGCGGGTCAATTGGTAGGACCGGGTGGAGACGCAATTAGAGAAGATGAAGACTTTAAAGATTTTTCATATGCACCAACTGAATCTACTAATCTGAGATTCAAACCGGGTTCCATATTAGATGAAACACAAAGACTGATAAACAGTCAACCTGAAGGTGCTAAAAGGTACCAACATGTTGGAAACGCAATAGACCAAGTGAGTAAGATATTTCACGATGGTTATAAGGAGATGACCAAGGGCTCAAAAGTTTTATCATATATTGGAGATATCGGACAAGAAAAAGGTGCTGAGTATTGTAGAGTATTCACAAAAGACGTTCCTTATTTACAATATAACGATTTACAGAAAACAGACGGAATGACAACAGAAGGTAGAAAATTCAACTATTCTGTTTTAGATAAGACATATAATTTGAATATGTACCCAAATAAAAGGGAAGGAGGGCAAGATTCCACAAATCTTGTTACAGGTAATGATGGTGTATACGCTAAAAAATACATGTTCTCATTAGAGAACTTGGCGTGGAGAACATCAAACAAACCGGGATATACTGTATCAGATTTACCTGTTTGTGAAAGAGGACCAAACGGGGGTAGGGTTATGTGGTTCCCACCTTATGATTTGAAGTTTACAGAAAGCTCAAGTGCGAACTGGAAAGCTACAGATTTCATAGGAAGACCCGAACCTGTATACACATACAACAATACAAGTAGGTCAGGTACTTTATCATGGAAAATAGTTGTGGACCATCCATCAGTTTTGAATGTAATTGTAAATAAAGTTTTAGCGAATGAGAATAATAAAGTAAGGGTTGACTCAATATTAGAATCATTCTTTGCTGGCTGTAGAAAATATGATTTATACGATTTGGCAAAAAAATATTATACGGTTAATCCAAATGATATATTAGAAATACAAAAAGAACTTCAAACAAGGGAAGTTCCTGTTGAAAGAATAAAATATATAAAACAACAGACAACAACTAATATAGAAGGGGTTAAGGAAGAAAGGAAACCTGGTATCCCTGATTCGATACCAAAACTAGATGGATACGTGGGTATCGGAGGGTATTTTGAAAATGACTACCCAAAACCTGATAACAATAAACAAAACTTCAAACAATTATATCCTGCATATGTAAGTAGTGAAAACCAAAAAAAATATAAAGATAAAAACCCTGACACAGAAGATTTCTTTTCAACGGTCGTCACACCAAACTATAATAAGTTAGATGAATTAGCAATACAAATTGGACAGTTATTAACAAAATATCCTGGAGACCAAAATACAATTTCTTTAACGGTTGATGGTAATGCATCTGCACCTGCGAAAATAGATTATAATATTAAATTATCTGAAAGAAGGATTAATTCAGTTATACAATTTTTTAAAGAACATGAAAGAACTAAAGATTTTTGTAAAGATGAGGGTAATTCTAGATTAAAATTAATACCGGGAAAAAAAGAAGGTGAATCGGGAAATAGCCAACCTATTTCATATTCAAATGGGAATGCTGTTACAACAAATTTAGGTGGATGTAGTGACGAAACAACAGGTGATGATAAGGCACCAAAAAATGATGTTTTTACTAAAAGAGCGATGGGGTGTAGAAGAGCAACCATCTCCACAATCCTTGTTAATGTTACACCTGACCCAGTGCCTGACGTGATAACACAACCAGGGGTCCCACCATCAAGTTTCACAACAGAAGTTGAAGTACCACAAACAAGTATTGATACCGTAACAGTTACAGATGAAATAGAAAGAACTGTCATAAGAGACAACATATCAAAAAGAGTTTTACGTAGTTTATTAACTGAGTGTGATTATTTTGAAACAATTAAAGAAGAAACACCTATGGTTTATGATAACCTTAGGGAAAAATTAAAATTCTTTAATCCGGCATTTCACTCAACAACACCTGAAGGTTTGAATGCGAGACTAACCTTCCTTCAACAGTGCCTCAGACCGGGAGATACAATACCTGTAATACAGGCGGAAGGAAAGTTGGAATATAATAATGCGACGAACACCGCATTTGGTGCACCACCTGTTTTAATATTAAGAGTCGGAGATTTCTACCACTCAAAAATTATCCCTGATGGTTTACAACTTACGTTTGAAGGTTTGGATTTGAACCCCGAAGGTATAGGTATTCAACCTATGATTGCTAACGTATCTATGAACTTTAAGTTTGTTGGAGGACAAGGTTTGGCAAGTGCGGTAGATAGATTACAGAACGCTTTAACATTCAACTACTATGCGAATACAGAGATGTATGATGATAGGGCTGATGTAACAGACACAAGTTACCAAGTAATAGATAAAGACCTTTTAGATTACTTTAACATCGATGTTCCACCACCTAACATAAAACTTGCACCAACACCACAAACTTCAACAAACAACCAAACCATAGGAACTATTTTATCTGCAACAACAACAGAAAGTGGTGAAACAGGTTCTATAAATTATCAGTTGTATATGAATGGGTTTATTCAATCAACACAAGATTATTTCACTAATGTTGTTAATAAAAACAAAGAGATATTCACACAATATAATAACGCCGTAAGACAAGTATGGACTCAAGATAGGAATTATATTTTAGGATTCATGGGTTACAATAGTTCCAAAATCACTAGAATTTTTGGTAAACCAAAAGATTTCGAGAAAAAGACAGACAAAATTTTCAATGATTATATAACTAATATAAATAATGAAGAGGTCGGACTAATAAAATTTATCAAAGGTACACCCGAAAACCCTAAAAACTTTTCTGACAAGGTGGTAAGAGCTTTAAAAGAAAATTATAAAAAAACCATAACAGAATACAAAGGTACGTTCCAAAGTTCAGCAACAAAGATTACACAAGATTTTGTAAACATTCAACAATTATTTATAAATAATATTGCAAAAAATAATGTTGTTTTATATACTCCAGACCCTTCTCGTGGTTCTGACGGATACCAACAACCTAATGGATATATTGTCACGTATGTACTAAGTTCAACTACAAAGGTATTTAATACAAAATATTCAAATACATTTGATGAGTTATACGGAGATACAAATGATATTAACGAAGATATTATAGATTTTTACGAAAAAATAACAGAAACTACTAATTTCGATTATGGAGGACCAACATACAAAGAAGCGTTAGTTTATGGTGGACAAGAACAAAAAATAGATACGGGTAAAGTTTTTAACCCTCTGTCACCAAACTTAAATTTTCAAAATGTGATATTCCAACGTGAGTACTTTATTTTGAATCAAGAAATTATAAATGATACAAAATATAATACTTTTAAACAAAAGGTTATAGGTTCAATATTGACTAATAAATCTTTGTTTGCGGGAGGACAAGACGATTTAGAAAAACAATTTGATGCTTATTATAAAAATACTGTAAAACCGGCATTTCAATCTGAAAATGAAATTATAAATAAATTTTTCCAAACGATTGAAACAGAAAAACTGAAAAGCTTTTTGAACTATGTTCCATTCGAAGGTGCTAAACAAAAGAAATATGAATTTACATATGAACTTGAATCAAAAAATGCTGGGCAAGTTAAAGTAAATAGAGAAAAATTAATAAGAGCTCTTGGAGTTAGTGATAATGAATTCAAAACCTTAAATAATTGGGTTGATGACAAAAATGGTCAGGCAATCTGTAAAGTAAAACTTAACTAATGGCATTACAATATTATAACAGGTATACAAACTTTTTAATCAACGGGCAACAAACAGTTGTTCCGTTTGTTAATGTTCCACAAAAGACAACTGATAAAACTTATGTTTATAAAGTTGGAAAAAGTAGATTAGATAAAATCTCACAAGAATATTACGGAAGTCCCTTTTTTGGTTGGTTGATTTTACAAGCAAACCCACAATATGGGGGACTCGAAAATTTTATACCTGATGGTGCAATATTGATTGTGCCTTTTCCTTTACTACCTTCTTTACAGGACTATAAAGGTTCATTAGAAAATTATTTTTATTATTATGGCAGGTGAAACATTAAAAGGAGACCAAAGCGGAAATATCTTAGTAGAGTTTGATTATAACAACATTATACTTGTTGACCCAAACAAAGTTAAAGATAGTCAAGGTAGAATTTCAGAAAGATTAGTGGACCATGAGAATATGGTTATGTACGCTAATTTGGAAGCTGAGTTATTACCAAGAACCAAACTTGCGGTTGGGGCATCGCCTGATAGTATAAGGACAATCTCAATTGCAAAAATTAACTTCTTAAAACCCAACAACGACGAATACCTCACAACAAATTATTATGACGAATTAACGGGTGAAAATACAGTACAGGGTAGAGGAACAAATCAATCAAGAAAAACATACGTACCCCCTTCTAATGGTTCGAAAGGATATAATAGAATGGATACTACGACAGGCGGAGAAGATAAATCTATTGATACAGGGTTATTAGGTATTACAAGTATAAATGTAAAAATATCAGGTTCGTTTATTCCAACGGTTAATATTGAATTAGAGGACGTACAAGGTAGAGCGTTATTCCAATTAGGTGAAAACTCACCATACGCGGCTTTCTTCCATTTACCTTATCCCCCTTTTTATTTAACACTTAAAGGTTATTACGGACAGGCGGTTAAATACCAATTAAATCTTACAAAGTTTAATGCAAGATTTAATAGTATGGGTGGAAACTATCAGGTGAGTTTAGAGTTTCAAGGATACAAATATAATATATTAAATGAAATTTCCATGGGGTATATATTGGCAACACCACATATGTACTCATCAAGATTTGATATTTCGAATAGCCCAACATCACCAAGTACTAGTTCTTCATTACAAAAAACGGCCAGTCAACAGGGGTCTTCAGTCACAAGTGCTTCGAACAGTCAGAATGCGACTACAAAACAATTATTTGTAGAAAAAGGTTACCAAAAAATATTGGAAGTTTATAACGAGTACAAAGCGAAAAACCTTATTCCAAAAGACTTTCCAGAACTTACCCTACAACAACTAATGAATAAACTTCAAATGTTCGAACAAACAATAATTGAGGATTACCAAAATGGAAAATCCAACGTTCAACCTTTGACAGATATAAGGAATTACCAAACTAACTTGAAGTTGGTGTATGATGTAATATACGCCGCCCCCGACTCATTCTTCGCACAATACATTAACCCAAAACCATTTATAGGTATTGACGGAACATATTACTATGCATATAAGCAATCGGTTGAGGATAGTAAACAGGAAGAGATTTTTACCAAGATGAGCGGCAAAATCAAAGAATATAATGATGTATTAGATTCAAACCCAACACTTGGAAAAGGTAGTAAAGACCCTATAACAAATAAAATAACTCCGACAATTTTAACCGCAACAACAACCCCTGATAAAATAGATTGGGAAAAGACTACAACAGAACAAACAGGTATTGTATCCCCCACCGTAATACAAGTACAGGAACTTATTAATAGTTACGATAAGTTATTTCAACCAAAAGTCGTAGGAAGTGTAGGAACTGTTGCTAATAGTGTATTTGGTCCAAGCGCACCAGGAGAAAAGTTCTCAACTAAAGTTAATAAAACACCATCTATTGAAATAGTTAAACCATACTTCTTTGTTATAGAAGGTCAAAACAGATTTAAGAATGTCGTTCAGGAAATGAATGCTATTGCAAACAAAAGACTTTCTGATGTAGAAACAAAGTTGTCTGAAGAACTTAAACAAAAAATAGAAGATAAGAAAACAGGTCTTGGATTTTCACCAACGGTTAGAAATATTGTTGCGGTAATCTTGGCTTCTGCAGAAGGATTTATAAGACTGATGGATGACGTACATTCTAAAGCTTGGAATGTTAAATACGACCCTGTAAGAAAGGCAGCTATTTTGAATAACAGCTCATCGGCGCCCGGTGTTGATACAAAAAATGTTGTAAACAATACAATTACAAACTCGGCAAACAGTACGGTACTAAATACCCCTGTATATCCTTGGCCGCACTTTTTTGTGGAAGAAATTGCGGATGATAAGAAGGGAAGGTTTCAATTGAAATATCCTGGTGACCCGTCAGTAGTTCAGTTGACTCAAGCATACAATTATGAAAAATGGCCTGAGGTTGAGTTTGTTGAAGAGTTTATAAATGGTGCAACTAAAAAATTTGACACCCCATCAACTCAAGACGCAAACGATGTAGAAATTTATTCACCCCTTCTTAATATAAATGCGATTGAATATCCACAGTCAGATGTTATTTATGCTAACAAACAAGAGATAAAATATTTTTACGAAATATGGGAAAGACAATTTCTCACATCAAGGTATGAAAACTATGCTAGATTCACAAAGGATAATACCTCGGATTTCGAAAACCTTGTTGATTTGATAACTGAAGTGGATTCAAAAAATATTCTCACAACCTTGGGAACAAGTAATCCTTCTCTGAATCTAAAATTAAAAGAATATAAATTTGATTCTCAAAATTATGTTGCGGTATTAAAAGCGTTCTCTAAAGATGGAACAAGTGATTCTTGGAAAAAGTTTATCAAAGACGAATTTGTTACACCATATATAGAGTCAATCACACAATCTCCAAATCAACTTTTGACAACCGATAATTTAGGTAAAGAATCGACATCTAATGTGGATATAAAAAAGTTGGAGAACATTATAAAATCAACAATTACAAATGTACCAAAAATTATAGACATATACCCATTCACCAACTCAAGATGGACAACATCAAATTTAGTTGATTCAAGTACAATAGACACGGTATACAACACAACAAAAACTCTGAAAATAAACGAAACAACAAAGTTGATTTCGAACTATACCAATCTTAATGAGTTTGAAACTAACAGACCCGTAACTAATTTTTCATACACAGACGTTCAAAACCCATTAAACAACTCAAACGCCTTTGCACCGCAATCGTCGTCAAGTTTTATTAAAACCTTATATTATAACAGAACACCAAACCAATTTATACCGACAGAGGGTTTTTGTTATTTCTCAACACCAAAAAACCAAAACTCAACAACATTTGGGTTACTAACACCCAATTTACCAATCAAAACAACAACATCGATTCTTAATACACCTTTCTTTATAAATGCGATTCAAGAAGGTGTGGTGAATGAAAAAATTGGAAACGATAATTCATATACCTCAGCCGCATATTTGTTTATAAATTCATTACCTTTAATTTCTTTGAGGGAGAAATTGAAAAATAAAGGTAGCAAACTTTCGGACTTGGACTACATGTTCGCAACTATCAAAAAATTTGCGGCAATTCATAAAATACCGTATGCATGGATTCTGAAAATGGGTTCGATATGGCACAGGTATAAAATATTCATTAGTGAAGGGAGAGATATTATCTCTAACAACATTTGGACTAACGCAAATTACAAGTTTAATTTTGACCCAATTTCAAGTAATCCACAGAAAAAATATACTCTGACTGTTAATGGTAAGACGGGAACAACGATACAACTTGAAAGTTTTAATCAAAATATTACAACAGTACAAACAGGATTTTACCCAAAACTTATAGACGATTTTAATTTCTTTTATAAGGGTTCTGTATTGTATAATACATTCTCGGATGAGGAAATACAAGATTCTTTAGATTCTGGTATGAAATTATACAATTTCACACCTTCTAATTTAACATTAACCGAGATAAACCCTCCATCTATATTAGCGACACCCGTTAACTTTTTCACATGGAGTGTGATGTTACCAAACAACAATAGTTATTATTTTGTACCTTCATGGGGTGGAAACCAAAATCAGGTTATAGACTCTATGGTTGAGAACAATTCATTAGTTTCGGGTTCTAAGTTGATTGGTAATAACTCCGTATATAACGGCTCAACAAGATTACTTTGGTCATCACCCAACTATGGATACTTTGACGCATCACAAATAAAAAAACCAAATTATGATTCTTATGTCAACAATATTGTGGGTAGTTCAGACAATTTGAGTCCATTTGAATTATTAAATACTGATTCATATAGTAAAATAGAAGAAATATTTTCTGTCTTTGATAAGAGTACTTTAGATTTATTCGAAACAGAGTTTATAAACTTTTCGAAACCAGTAACAAAAATAAAAGTTCCTGGTAACTCGCAGTCCGTATTATTTAGGGAACCGACAAATCAAAATCTTAACTTTACAAATTTCCAATTATTATTTAGGAATTTGATGTCTATGAGACCAAAAAATAGTAACGAAACAGAAGAACAATTTTTTAATGTTTCGATAAACGAACAACTAACTAACTTTACAAACATAATTGAAGAATTTTTGAAGTATGATGTGATTTTGAAGTTAGGTAATCCGTCTTACTATAATAGATTTATATTTGATTCTTTCTTGAAACATGTATCGGCATCTACTGTTACTGATTTAGCAACCCCCGAAATATTTGGACCATATATTCAAAATACTCTTCCAAGTAGAAACGGAACTGTTAGTTATAATTTATCATTCAATCAAAACCCTAACACTTGGAAAGAATTATATTTGAATGTTGGTTTCTCGGAAATAATTGGGATGAAGTATTCAGATAATGGTTCTTACATTACCGATTTCTTTATTGATAACAATATTGAATTTAATGTTGATAATGTTAAAAAACTCGCACCAATAATCAAAATATATGCAACACAAAAAATAGAAAATGCTAATATAACTTCAGCATCATTTACAAATAGTTTGTTAAAGTATTTCGGAGACTGTGATTCATTACAAAATATAACTTTGGATAGAATACTTGGAACCATAAGAAAAAATCTACCAAATTATAGTGAAACGCCTGAAAAGACAATCAATTCAAGAATAGACGGACAACAAACAAAGGCAGATGCTTGGGAAAACTTCAAATCATTAAATGACAAGTGGATTGCGGGTGGAGACTTCACAAGTAAAACCTTTTTAGAGGATATTTTATTTTTGGATAAGGCAAGTAGAAATGTTGGGGAAACCCTTTATTTGGATATTTTCTCACTAAGAAATATTCTTAACGAAAGAAGCCAATTCGAAAATATGTCTGTATATACATTCATTTCAAATTTATTGATAGAAAATAAGTTTGTGGTTATGAACCTACCGGCGTATGTTAATTTTTACAACGTACAGGATGTCGATGGACTTAACAACAGAGTACCACAACAATCGTTAGAGTTTGCGGATAGTATGTGGGGAACATACCTAACCGTTGATTATAGAAAATCGGGTCCGAAAATGGTTTGTTTTTTCGTAGGCAAACCCTCAAGTTATTTGGACTTAGAAGAGAGTAAAAATTTCTTATTTAGAAGTGATGGTATACAAATAGATAAGAGTAATCCTTTGATAGAAAATCAGACAAATAAAAAAGATTGGGCGTTATCTAATAGGTGTGTTGGGTTTAGTGTGGATATCGGTATCAGAAATCAGAATATATTTTATTCCTTTCAAGTTTCACAAGACTCGGGTAAGGGAACTATGGAATCTGTATCTACCTTGTACAACATGATTAACCAAGCTAGCGGTAGGCAGACATCAACTCAAAACGTAAGTTTATTTAATTATTATTCTAATAGAAGTTACGGGTGTCAAGTGGTTGGATTAGGAAACGCATTAATACAACCCACCATGTACTTTAATCTAAGACACGTACCTATGTTTAACGGTCCTTATTTAATTACTGAAGTAAACCACGTAATTACACCAGGACAGTTTCAGACATCTTTTAATGGTACTAGACAAGGTATATACGATGTGCCTTCATTAGATTCGTACTTACAAAGTATAAATCAAAACTTACTTACAAAACTTGAAGAACTTGTAGTAACTAAGGATAAACAGAATATGGGTTCAAATTCTTCAGGACTACAAAACAATTCTAAAGATATAATCCAAAGTTCAGATAATAAAAAAGATACTACAAACAGTTGTACTCCTGACACATCATATTCAACTTATGAAGTTACAGGTGCTACAGAAACAGATATAAATTTAACCGACCTTGCAGACTCAATTAAGAAAACAGGTGTTGGAACTGAACTTGCACTTACAATATTTACACTTTGTTATTTGAGAACTTATAAATCACAAGTTTTTTATGGGTTTGATAATAACTTCGCATTGGTTACTGCAGATAACAAATATCAAACAACTTTATCTTCGTCTTCATCATTTACCTATAAAACATATAGTTGCGTTTCAAGTCAAGCGATTGGCGGTGAAAAATCGTTACCAATCTTGAATTTCAAGAGTCTTGACCTTTTTATTGGTTTCATGAAGGCCAGACTTGAAAGCAATTTAGTGCAAATTCAAAACGTTGGATTATATCAATACTACTTATGCGTTTGGCAGGATAATCCTGTAACAGTTGATAATTTTAATACAAATAAGACAACAACTTATAAAAAGACTGATGATGATATAAACGCGGCGATGGAGGTTGCAAAATCCGTAGGGTTCAAATTAGATTCAAAAGAAAAATATAATAAATTTATTTATGGTAGAGACTATACACCAACTCCAACACCTACACCTTCACAAGTGGTTAATTGTTCCTCACAAAATATCACAAACTTACTGACAGTACAAAGAGTCAAAAGCGGAAATAACGATAATAAAATTGTATTTAATATAGTCGCAAATGTATGTTTATGGAAGATTACTGATATAAAATACAATTTGGCATCTAATTCTCCTGTTGGTATTCGGGACGGTTCGACCGGAACAAGAGTTACAGACCTGCAATGGTACGTAAGTCCACTTGGACTTGCTACGGAATTTAATTCACCAGGAACCTACAACTTCTCATTTCAAGTTACGTCAATTCCTACTTTATCTAATGGAGAACGAGATAATACAAGACAAATTAAAATTGAAAACTTTACGAGTGACGTAACAATTTCAGCCCCGCCTAACCCTTTAGGAACTTTTATAGAAAGTTACACTAATCGTGTAGGATACGAATTTGATTTATATTGGAAAAAAAGTGGATTCAATACGACAATATTTGCATATAAAAAAGGAACGTCGCAACTATTATACACTAGCACTCCTTCCTCAACAGCACCATTATCGGCATTAATAAGTGAGACTAAGTTGGCGTTGCAAGACAGAACCTTTTAACAAAAAAATTATTTAACGAAAAACACGATATTTATTAATAAAACATATTTTATGGATTTAACACAAAAATTAAATAACTTTTTAGGAAAACAGGGTCAATACTCAGAACAAAGTTTGGGTAATGGAACAAAAGAAGTTTGTGACCTTGAAACAGGTGACTGTTATGTTGTAAGAGAAAAAGACGGACTTATCGAAAGAGCGGGTCATCAAACCACAGTTAATAGAAAAATTAAAGTAGAAACCGTAAGAGGTATAAAACAATTATTAAACGACTAAATAAATGAGTATCGAAAGAAAAATACTTGAGGAAATCGAAAGACACAGAAGTATCAACAAATATATTATGGAACAAGAAGTTCCTGCCCCACCTCCACCACCACCCGCAGAAGGTGATGTTCCTGCTCCACCAGCACCTGGAGGTGCAACTCCACCACCGGCTCCTGAAGCTGAACCACAACCAATAGATGTTGAGGCGGATGATGAAGTTGAAAAAATAGACAATAAAGGAAAATCCGAAGAAGGTGATGAAGATACCGAGGAGTTAGAGATAACCGACTTGGTAACGTCACAAGAAAATATTGAGAAAAAACAAGATGAATATTTCAATAATCTTTTTTCACAATTATCAAACTTAGAAAGTAAGTTAGGTGAGATGGATAAGATTGTTGCAAAGTTGAACTCTTTGGAAAACAAAATTGAGAAATACAGAGAAAAGACACCACAAGAAAAACTTGAACTTAGAAGTTATGACTCATACCCATTTAATCAAAAGCTCTCGGATTTTTTCACAGACAAACAATCTGATATGGAAAAAACGGGAAAAAATGAGTATGTTTTAACAACTGATGATGTCACAGATATTTCGGACGCAGAAATCAAAAACACGTTCCTACCGCAAGACGACGAAGAACAATAATTTACGAAAGGAACCAAAAGGTTCCTTTTTTAATTTGACAAATCCTCTGATAATGATTATCATTATATATAAACAATTAAAAACAATTTTATGAATGCATTAGACGCCGTATTGGCACAGTATGAAAAAAACCAAACATCGGGCGGGGCCCAAAACAAAATGTCGCAAGACGAAAGAATGAAAAAGTATTTCGCATTACTTCTTTCTGATAAAGAAAAATCAGGACAAAGACGAGTGAGAATTCTTCCTACACCTGATGGTTCTTCACCATTTAAAGAAGCTTGGTACCACGAAATTCAAGTAGGAGGACAGTGGCAGAAATTCTACGACCCAGGAAAAAATGACAACGAACGTTCACCACTTAATGAAGTGTATGAAGAGTTAATGTCGACAGGTAAAGAATCTGATAAGGAATTGGCAAAACAATATAAATCACGTAAGTTTTATATTGTAAAAGTGATTGATAGAGATAGAGAAGAAGATGGACCAAAGTTTTGGAGATTCAAACACAATTATAAAAACGAAGGAATCCTTGACAAAATCATTCCTATTTGGAAAGCAAAGGGTGATATTACTGACCCTGAAAAAGGAAGAGACCTTATTATCGAATTAACAAAAACAAAGTCGGGTAAGAACAAAGAATATACTTCAGTTTCAACAGTAATGTACGATGACCCAGCACCGGTACACACTGACGAATCAACGGCAAAATCATGGATTAAAGATGAATTAACATGGAACGACGTTTACTCTAAAAAACCTGTTGAATATTTGGAAGCGATTGCTCAAGGTAAAACACCAAGATGGGATAGTGAAAAGGGTGGTTATGTTTACGGAGATAACGAAGAATTGACAACTTCAATTGGTCGTCCGAGCAAAGTGACTTTTCAGGATTTGCAAGCAGATTCTGAGGTGGACACAGAGTTACCATTCTAATAAATCTATAGAAGATATAAAATTGGGGACATTAATTGTCCCCTTTTTTTATATTTATCATTATGAATAAAGAATTAACAATCGTTATACCTTGTAAGAATGAAGGTAGTTTAATTATCGAAACTCTAGATTTTATTATGAAACAGACCGAAAAATTCAAAATAATTATTTCGGATTCTTCGGATGAAGAAAATAGTTTAAATCTGTTAAAGAATTATCAAAAAAAACATAAAAAACAAATAACGATTATTGATGGTGGATTACCTGCGATTGCAAGAAACAGGGGTGCCAAACTCGTAGAAACTCCTTATGTTTTATTTTTGGATGCGGATATTCATGTTAGACAAAATGATTTAATTGTTAATAATTTAAGTGAAATCAAATTAGGAGGTTATGATTTACTTACCTGTAAGTTTAAGACCTTTGATGGTAAGTACGATTGGGTTTATAAAATATTTAATATAGTACAGTGGTTGAGTTCAAAAACTACACCATTTGCATTAGGGGGGTTTATGTTATTTAAGACAGAAACCTTTAACCAAATTGGAGGATTTAATGAAGAAGATAAAATCGCGGAGGACTACCACCTCAGCTCGAAAATTGAACCTAAAAAATTTAAGGTACAAAACAATTATGTTTTTAGTCCAAGTAGAAGATTTCGTGAGAAGGGTTTATGGTATATGATAAAACTTATGTTAAAGTGTTGGTGGAACAGAAAGGATAATAACTTTTATAAACAAGATTTTAATTATTGGAAATGAAAAAGAAAGTAGACATCCCATTTGAAAAAATTGTAATTGTAACAACGATTTCACTTTTGATTTTAATAAAATTATTCATATGAAATTAAAGGCGATAATTGTTTCTGATTTACATTTGGGAACAAAGGATTCCAAAACCAAGGACTTCATAGAGTTTTTAGAACAAAACCCAACCGAACTTTTAATCCTAAATGGAGATATTGTTGATGGGTGGGCTTTGAAACGAGGGTCAAAATGGAAAAACTCCCACACAAAAGTAATAACAAAACTTTTGAAACTATCCAATAAGACAAAAATAATATGGATAAGAGGAAATCACGATGAGTTCCTAAATGACTTTATGGGTATGGAACTTGGGGGTATTGAAATAAGGGAAGATTATATCTTAAACCTTTATGAAAACCCGAGTGACGATTTTTTTGAGAAAAAAGGTTATTATGTTTTTCATGGTGATAAGATAGATGTTTTTATAACCAAATATAAGTGGCTGGCAAAAATTGGTTCGGTTGGATATGACTTCGCATTATGGCTCAACAGATGGTACAATAGGTATAGAGAATATAGAAAATTACCTTACAAGTCGATTTCCAAAGAGATTAAAAATAATGTTAAGACGGCGACAAACTACATAAATGATTTTGAGAAGGAAGCGATTAAAATGGCGAAAAAGAATGGATGTTATGGGGTAATCTGTGGACACATTCACCAACCAGCAAATGATATTACGGATGAAGGACATTATTTAAATTCCGGCGATTGGGTTGAAAATAAAACCGCGATACTAATTGATAGTTCTTATAAAATTACTATATTTGGTTTATAAACTAATAATATGGCAGGAATTAAGAAAAAAGACATCGGAGGAATTGGGAATATAAAAGACAAGTTCTCAACCAAAACTAAATATAAAGAAACAAATTATTACAATTGCGGTGAAGCATTCCATAACGCATGTGGTATTCCTGGACCTGTAATGGGTGGAATCAATATGTTCTTAGGACATAGTAATAGTAGTAAGACAACCGCTATGATACTCGCGGCAGCGGACGCTCAAAAGAAAGGGCACTTACCCGTATTCATTATTACAGAGAAGAAATGGAGTTGGGACCACGCGGTTGAACTTGGATTACAGGCGACAAAGAATGAGAATGGTGAATGGGATGGGGATTTCATTTTTAATGATGGTTTTGATTACATCGAACAGGTTACCGATTTTATTAATCAAATTTTAGATGCACAAGAAAAGGGGGAAGTTCCTTATAACTTATTGTTCTTGTGGGATTCTGTAGGGTCTATTCCTTGTAAAATGACTTTCGATGGGAAGGGCGGCAAACAGCATAACGCATCTACCCTCGCCGACAAAATTGGTATGGGGGTTCATTCAAGAATAACAAAATCAAAAAAAGAAGATTACCCGTATTATAACTCTATGGTTGTGGTTAATCAGCCTTGGGTTGAGCTTCCTGATAATCCGTTCGGACAACCTACGATTAAAGCTAAGGGTGGTGAAGCGTTGTGGTTGGCGTCGTCTTTGGTGTTCTTATTTGGTAATCAAAAGAATGCTGGTATAAATCATATCACCGCAACTAAAAACGGGAGGACAGTATCTTATGCAATCAGAACCAAAGTTTCGATTCTCAAAAATCACGTAAACGGACTTGGGTACAAAGACGGAAAAGTAATTGCCGTTCATAACGGATATATTCAAGATACAAAAGAGGACTTGGAAAAATACAAAAAGGATTATTCACAGTATTGGAACGCAATATTATCGGGTGATGGGGAAATAAACCTCGAAGAATCTGAAGAAGTGGAAATAACAGAATAAAATTAACCCTCCCCAAAAAGGAGGGTTTTTTATTTACAAATATTTATAGGGG